TATGTTAAAGGTTCTTTGTTTCCTAATAAGTAATAATTTCTATCTTTATACTCCCAAGTATCTACTACTTTAGAAGATTTTTTTTCTTTTGTTTCCATAATATAATATAATATAATAATTAAAAAGACCCCGCCGAAGCGGGATCATTATTGTGTTTGTTTTAAGTTTGTAATACAGATAAAACTTCAACATTAGTACCTGACCAGTCTACAATAGGTAAACTGTTAGGAGATTGAATAGCTTTAACCATTGCATCTGAAACAGCTTGCAAAGCTAATCCAAAATCAACTGTTGGAGCGTTATCTAAATTAAGTCTGATTACTTGTGCACCTTCAATAACACCTGCTTCAAAATTCATTATTTTTTGAAAGAAACCTATTTGTGATCCATATCCATCTGCTGTTATTAATGTGTCAACGTCAAATAATTGATAATCATTAGTAGCACTTCCTTCAGAAGCCACCAAATCATCAGCAACTAATGTTATAACAACATCAGTTGTTCCACCTATAACAGATTTATCAAACGTTAAAGTATCACCTACTTTAAAACTTTCACCTGCTACAGTTGTTGAAGCTACAGTAACTGCATTACCAGCAATAGTTAATTGAACCGTAGCACCTGTACCTGTTCCACTAGTAGTAAAAGCAACTGTCGCAACACTAGCATTAGTGGCATCAGAGCTATTAGTAGTAATAGAAGCTGTTAAGCTACCTGTACCAGTCACTAAACTTCTAGGCGGGTTAATCGCCAAAGGTATTTTTATATAATTTCCCATAGTTTCTAAAGTTTAAGCTAGTTTAATTAAGGATTCTGCGTAAGCATATCTTGGCATTGTTTCATCAGATGATACAAAGTAAGGTATAGCACTAGGCTTTTGACACGATTGTTCAATTACTTTTCTCATGTTTTGAAGATCAGAATCTGTAACAGTGTATGCGTTAGGGAATTGAATTTGAGCAGCCATAGTTTCAGTAGCATTGACTGCAGTGTCATATATAACATCCATTCGATATGCAATAACATTTTTTCTAACTTCTAAAACTCCGTCAGCATTTATTAATATATCCCTTTTAGCGTCAGAGGGTTCTCCTCCTTTTATTCTTATAAAGTTTGTCATAATTTATATTTAAAGAGCGCCAGCTCTTATAATTAAAAGTTAATAAGTGGAGAGCGCCAGCCCTCCACATTATATAAATATTAAGCTCCTTTGAATAACACGAAGTTATTAGCAGCTTGAGTTACTAAACATCTTTCAGATAAGAAACTTACAGTCATCGCATCTAAAGTGTCAGTGTACGCACCACCTACAGAACCAGTTACCCAAGACTTCATTCTTCTGTCTTCAGTTTCAGAAGCTCTATATCTTACGTGTAAGAAAGGTCTTCTAATATTTGATCCTAACATTTGGTCATATACTGTAGTTGTTCCAGCAGGAACTAATACACCGTCTATTTCTTTGTCTAATCCCCTTAAAGAAGCATCATTTAGATATTTCCAGTCAGTTTTGTAGAAGTCATAAGAACCTCTTCTGAATCCAGAAAAACCAAAGTTTAACGCCATATCTCCATCGTTCTCAAAAAGACCGTAAGAAGCAGCTTGAGTAGAAGCAAATCCACCATTAACAGCAGCAATCATATCGTCAAAATCAAGAGCAGTAGATCTAGATAAGAATAACATGTTTTCTTCAATAGCACCTTGCTTGTCTAAGTTTTTAAGGATTTCATCGAAATCACCTAAAGCACCTGAACCAGGAGCAGCAGCTCCAGCAAAGCCAGAATATACATTACCTCTTGCTTCGATAGCAGCAAATAAACCTTCTGTACCTTTGATATCACTAACAGTACCGGCTGGTCCATATTGAAAATTAACACCAGCATTAGTCATTAATTCACCTTCAATCATTGCCATTTCTAAGTAATCTTCAAATCTTAATCTTGTTTCAGATTCAGATTTTAGATACCATAAATATCCTGATTGACCATCTTCAGTTGAAACTTCAACCCAACCAATTTGAGCAGCATCAGATCCACTAATTTTGAAATTGTCTTTAAGAATTAATGGAGAGTTGTGGTATTGAGTGAAATTTGGCTCAATAGAACCTTCCATTCCAACCATTCCTTTTCCAAATTCAGAACCGTATACAAACACATTACATGCAGCAGCACCTATAAGTCCAGCTGGAAAAGCAGCAGCGGTTGTTTCATACAATGAACAAGTAAGTATATCACTTGTCGCAGCGCCAGCGCCATTAGTTACAGTTTGAACTAATGCTTTAGCTGTAACTAAACCTGTAGCAACATCTGATAATAAGATAGTTTGACCTTGTCTTACAGCACCATTTAAACTTGGGTTTTCAGCAGCTGTGATATTTAAATCAACAGTTATATCAGTAAGATTACCACCACCAACAAGAGCAGAAGTTACACCTCTATAAGCTACGTGTAGTCTATTTTGTTCAGACCAAATTACTTGATCAGAAGTCATAGGCATTTCAGCTCCTACCATTCTCAAGAAACCACCAATAGTTCGGTTTCCGTATCTTTCTACCTCTGCTTCGTAAAGCTCTGGTAAATATTGTTGTGCGAAGTTTCCTCCAGCACCACCATCAAACGTTAAGTAGTTTGATTGTAAAGCCATCCTGTTTTGAGCAGGGACTAATGAAGCAGGAAAACTCCCACCAGTTACAAAACTCATAATTTTTAGTTTTAGTTTTTATTTTTTATTTTTAAATTTTAACTTAGTACCATTATCCCCACTTATTGCTTTTACTTTTAATCCGTTTATAAATACGTCACCACCACTTTGTGATCTTGGTTCTGCACTTATGTTTTTAGATTTTGCCATAACATCTTTAACAGCGTCGGCTTTGCCTTGCTCATAAAAATGATTAGCTATAGTATCTACATTTTTTGCGGCGTAAATAGCTTTGTGATAAGCTCTAGCATCTGCTATTTCTCCGTCTTTATTTAAGAACTTCTTAATAAACGTTGTTAAGCTTGCTTGATCTTCAGCGACGGTTTCTACATTTTGAACATCGTAGTTAAATTGTTTTTCACCAATGTTAAATTCAAAACCTTTGAATTTATCAGAAAAAAGCTCTTTAGTTTTATTGTTAAATATATCTCGTCTCTTACTAGCTATTTTTTGGTCTTCGTTGTGTTTATTGAAAAACTCCATTGCTTCTTTTTGTTCTTGAGTTACGTTTGATCTCAACTTGATTTCATCGTAATATTTTCTCTTTGTTTCCTCCAAAAAGCTTTTAGCTTTCGCAATTTCTTCTTTTTTCGCAAGTTTCTTTTTCTTTACCTCGCGTTCTTCATCCATTTCTTCGTCGTAATAAAATTTATCTTCCATTATAAATTCAATTTCTTCTTGATCTAAATGAGGTTTAGTATTTTTATAGTATTCTTTTAATAAGTTAGACTCATCTAATTGAGAATAATCCCTATTTAATCTTGTGTAGTCTTCTATACTTCCACCAGTATCTTTCATGAAGGTTACCAACTTCTCTATATTCTCAGGCATTACAACCTTTTTCTCTACAGGAGCCTTTAGTTCTGGTCTATTATCTAATGTATCTTTTGCTTTTATCTCAGTTATAGGAGATTTTACTTCTTTGATACTTTCTCCGGTAGATTCTTGCTTTGGTACGTCTGGCTCCACTTTTTTGCCATCTTGGGCATGAACTTGTACATCCACCTTTGTTGTGCTTTGCTCTTGAATGGCATTTTCTTTAGGTTTTTCGTTAATTGTTACTTTGTGAAGTTTTTCTTCTTGTTTTTTAAATGCTGGTTTTTTAATTTTAAGAGGTTTAGCTTCCTCTTCTTGTTTTGTTTTTGACATAATATAATATAATAGTTAATATAAGGATTAGGTGATTTGTAAATTGTTTAAATCAACTTCTCCACTGTTTTGGTCAGATTCAAAATCTGTAGGTAATAAATCATTTTGTCTTTGGTCTATCATCTTGCTTTGTTGAGTAGCTTGTATCTTAGTTCTTTTGTCTTTTCTATCTTCAATACTTTGCTCTCTAGCTTGTTCTTTTTGTACGTCTACTTGGGCTAGTTTCATATCAAACTCAAACTTTTGCATTGCTAGTTCTTTTTTCATCTGCAATTCAGTCTGCATTCTTTTTATTTCAAACTGTGACTTACCTTGTTCAATTTGAAGTTGAGTTTGAGCTAATGCTTGCTGTTTCTGAACTTCAGCTAACGCAGCTTTTTCAGCTGTTTCTGCATTTGCTTGAGCTTGAGCTTGAATATTAGCTTGTTGAGCTTTTTGATCAGCTTCTTGTTTTTTCTTTCTTCTGTATTTCAAAAACTGATTAGCTAATTGAATATTTCTAACTTCACGTATATCTATAGCATCTTCTAAATATATCTGTCCAGACTTTAACGCTACTTGTATATTTTCTTCTAGTTTAGCTTTTTCTTCATCATCTGGTTCTAGCTGTAAAAATATACCAAAGTCATGTATGTTTAATTCTGTTAGCTCGTCTAAGGTTCCAACATTAAAAGCTGATATACTATTTCTTAAAGCTTGCTTAGTAAAAGGAAAAGCTAATGAATCAGCTACTCTAAGAGATATGTTCTCGCATGTTCTAAGAGTAAGATACATGCTTGCTTGTAGTATATGTCTTGTAGCTGTATTTGAATTAGCTGCAGCCATCTTCTGTAAACCAACTAAAGAGTTCTTGTCTGGAGTGCTTCCATCTCTAGCTTCATTTAGACCAGTCACATCTCTTATCATTTGTAAATAATATTGATAAGTCTGTATTAAAGATTGTATTTTACCACCACCTGAACCAGTTTGTAATTCTTGTACTGGTATTTTACCTCTATTAACATCACCATCTTGAGTTAAAGATCTACCTACTACACTACCAGTTTGAAAATACATATTCAATGCTTCAGCAGGGTTATAATTAGTTCCATTACCAAGATCGACCTCAGCTAGCCCATCCATATCTAAGTATACACCATCTGGAACTACCCTAGCTAACACTTGCTGTATCTTTAAATGGGTTAGTTGTATCATATCAGCAAAACCTGTTATACGAGAAACTAAAGACTCTATACGTCCTTTATACATTCT